TGTATTGCCTGTATCGTCAACGGTTAGGTTGGTGTTGTTGGTTAGAGCTGATTGATAGTCTAGAAGACCTGACATTGCTAATGCTGATGCCACATCTGTTGAACAGATGATCATGTTGCCCTTTCCTCTACGGGTATCTTTAGCAATTTTGTTAGCTTCGCGTTCGATTTGGAAAATTAGAGACTTATATGTCTCAACTTGCCAACGACCTGCTGTATCGCCACCAGTTACTGCTAAGTTGAATAGACCTGGAACGTTAGAGTATTGTGCACCTGGAACAGCTGTTGCGTAGATTGTACGAACAACTTCACGGTTGATTTCAGCAAGAATTTCTGTTGACAAAATATTTGCCAATTCAGTTTCTGCGTCTAGACCATGAACTGCTTTAAGGTCTTGTGCCAATTCGATGGTGTAAGCTGCTTGTAAGCCACGTGTGTTAGCTGTAACAGTTACTTTTTCGATTGAGAAGCCCATTTGGTTCATAGTATATGCACCGCCAAGATCTTCACCTTGAGCATTGGTGAAACCGTAACCAGTGTTAGCTAGACCAAAGATTGAGCTGTTTGACTGACCACCAGAGATAGACAAGTTAGCATTTGCAGCAGCACTGAATGCTGTGAAAGTACCAGTACCTGAATATGCAGTGTTAGCTTCGTTAAATAGAGCTTCGGTATATACGTTCAAGCTTGAGTTTGCACCAGCATAAACTGAACGCATTGCGAAGATCAAACCTGTTGGACCTGTCATTGGCTGAACGCCGCAAACATCATAAGCCATTAGGTTTGGTAGTGAACGACGAACCAAGCTGATTAGGATTGGGTCGAAACCAGCTACTGGACCACCAGCATATGCACCGCCACCATAACCGCCTGTACCAGCTGAGTTTGGTGGAATTGTTTCGTTAAGAATACCAGCTTCTTCCTTTAGTGCCTTTTCTTGGTTTTCTAGGATGACAGCAGTAACGGCACGACGATATGGATCTTTGATAGATGGCATATCAGCGTGGTCCAATACTGGTGCCCACTTATTTTGAATTGATTCTGATAAATACATTTTCTTTAATTTCCTTTGTTGTAGAGTTCAATTACATTGGTTTTGTGCGAGAAATTGCATTAACATAAGCAGCCATAGATGGCGCTAAGTCTTCTGCAACAACTGGCTCTGAAGCTTCAGCTAACTGAATTTGCTTCGTTGCTGTTTTCACCTTTGTTGGTTCGCTCTTAACATAACTCTCGCGAATGATGCTAAGTTTCTTTACATATTCACCCTCTGTGGTGAACTCTACACCCTCTGCGAGTGCTTTTACTTTTTCAGCTTGTGTGGCGGTGAGACCTTCGCAAACTGATGTTACAAGTTCTGACTTTCTTGATTCAACGATAGCTTGAGCAAGTTCAATGTTCTTGTTTAGAGCTTCATTTAACTTAGCTTCAAGTTCTGCGTTTTCTTCAGCAATAGCTTCAAGAACGTCAACTTTTTCTTCTGGAACGTCGATGTAATGTTCAACGAATAAGTTCTTTAAACCAGCCATGAAGTCTTCAACAATTTCTGACTTCAATCCTGATTCAATAGCAACTGCATTTTCGTTAACCCATTCTTCAACCATATAGTTTAAGTATGCATCAACTTGTTCTTCTAATTCTGCTTTGATTTCTTCAACAGATTCTTCAGCAGATGCTAGAATTGCAGCTTCTAAGCTTTCTGTTACTTCTACAGCGCGAGCAATTACAGCGCTTTCGAAAATAGCAGCGGCTTTAGCTTGGAATTCTTCAGAAAGATTTTCACCACTGAATAAAGCTTCCATGTCTTCTTTATGCATATGATGCATTTTTTCTTTCATGTGTTTTTTCCACATTTCATGTTTAGCTTTCTTAGCTTCAGCAATTTCTTCTTCGCTCATGTGATGAGCTTCTTCTTCTTCCTCTTCTTCCTCTTCTTCTTCCTCATGGTCATGATGTTTCTTTTCATCTAATTTTGGACCAGGAGCTTTGATTGTAGGATAAGTATATTCGTGACCTGCTGTATCTACGTGTTCACCATTTTCTTCTTCTGGTGAGTGATAAGCTGGATGAGCTTCTGTATCTTGAGCTTGTGGCTTAAGATGTTTCATTGGCTCGTGCATGCTTGAATCTGGCTTTACTCCAGGATATTCTGCTTGACCATGTTCATGGGAAGCAGCCACACCTACGTGTGTGCCTTGTGGATTTTCGTGAGTTGCGCCACCAAGATCTACCATGTGGGCAGCTGGTTGGTTGGCATATTTTTCAATGCTTTTGTGCATATGTTCTGCTGGTGCTGTTGCGCGTGTTTTATTCAGTACTTCAGCGGCAGCTTCTGCTAATGTGCGAACTGTCATTGTTGTCTCCTATTTGGATAAGTTTATTTATAAAATTACAGTTTTGAAAGGAAGCTTTCAAACTGACGTAGTTGAATCTCTTCAAGCTGTTTGCGCTTTGCTTTCTCAATGGCTTTTTTCATTTCATTGATTTCAACTTCTTTTACAAGACCGTTGTCCCAAATCCACTCTTTGCCTTCCATAATGCCTTGTACAAATGCGCCTGGAGCTGAAGGATCAGCTACAATATCTGCCGCTGTGGCAAGATAATAGTCGGGCTGAACATAGTTTGTACCATCAATGTTCTTTAATGAGCCCATGCCTCGTGAAGAAACACCAAGTTGTGCACCACCTTTCATAAGGTTTTCTGCAATCTTTCCCATTGGTGTTTCTAAAATCTTTGCTTTACCGATCCAGCAATCGCTTTCTTCTCTTAGATTCACAATCATATGGCTGACGCGATCAAGGTTAATTGTTGGTGTTTCTGGATGTCCTAATTCGCCGAATGCTCTTTTCTTGGATACAAATTCATCCATATAACGAGCAACTTCTTTTCTTAAAACATGCTTAGGATATACACGACCATTTTTGTTTTTCTTTTCAGCAACCAAAAATGGACCTTCGATATGAAGTGAAGGTTGACCATTTACATCTTCGGTCAAATACTTTACTTCTTCTACTGTTTCTCTGATTAATTTCATTCTTTGTATCCTAATGCTCTTTTCTTTGTTAAAGCAATTTTTCTTCTTCTAATTATCTGCGCCATTTCAGCTCTTCTTTTTCTTTTAGCCTGCATAGCGCCGAGTTTTCTATGTAATCTTTCAACATTTGTCATTCTAACTAAATGACCATGTTTATCATATCTCCAACCTTTCACATTTGAAATATATTTTCTTCTTTGCAGTTTACCCTTTCGGATTCTTGCATTTATAATTTCAACTCTTCCGACTCTACTTATGTTTCCTTCTGATATAAACTCTTTAAAAGTAAACATCGCATTAAGGAACACGTTGTCCTGTTACGTCATATTGTAAGTACGCATTAGCATAACCAGATTCTTTATTCAATGTTAAAATAATTGTGTAAACGTCATTTCCTGTGGCATTATATGTTGCTAAATTGAGATCGCCTGTTGGACTTGTTGCATTGTTTGGAATGTAATAATCAAATATACCTGCTTGACCGCCACCAAATGACACGATACCTGTATTGCTTGATGCTCCAATCCATTGTAAAGCAACAAATCCATTGGTCATATCTGATGCAAATTGCATTTTAGCAATACTGAATAAGCAAGTTTGTGAAGTGTTGGCGAATGATAATGCATTTGCAGTAACAACTACTGTATTGCTGTTAGCTGTTGCTGATGCATTATAGTATCCGTGGATTTTGACACGAGTTGTTGTGCCTTCGTCGCTTAAAATTTGAACTTCTGGTGCATTTGCTGCCATATTACTATTCCTTAAATTTCGTTCGCTCTAATGAATTTAACAACATCGTTAAAATCAGCAGGCGAAGCATTAACTTTTGCTGCTAATCTATGCTTATTGTAAGTATTTATCATGTCTCTCAGCTTTTTAATTGAAGCTGCTGTTACAGGTTGAACGTTCTTCATCACTGCACCATTTGGAAACATTACGTCTCCAGGTTTACCTTTAGCAATAGATCCCAACTTTTTCCATATGGTTTGGTCTTCATGAACCTTACCAAATCCTAATTTTTCAGAGCCAAACTCATGAGGAAAATATGGAACACTTACATCAAGGTTAAGTAGGTCATTGTGGTAGAGAGCGACTCTTTGGCCATTAGGAAAATTTCTAATAGCCTTGCGCTTCAACAACACAACCATCGGAGGGTCTGGCAGCTTCGATTTAACCTTTTTCAGTGTTCCTTTTATTTCGCTTAGAGTTTTCATGACTCAACTTATTCTTCTTCCTCATGATGTTTCTTGCTGTGCTTATGAGCAAGTTTCATCATTTTCTTTGTCATTTTATGGTGTAATTTACCATGTTTCTTTTCATATTCTTCTTTGTGGTAAATGTAGCTTGGTGGTACTTCTGTTTTTCTACCAACAATATACTTCATGCGTTCACGTTGAGATGGTGATGATGAATAACCGCTGTTATGGTGTTTTGCAACATCACGATGACGCTCAATTGTATCATCTGTTGTATCTCCAAAGGTATTTGGGAACACTGATCTTACAACTTCATTTGGCTTTAGATGTTGCGCTTCAACATGTTTTGGTGAACCAAATTCATTTAATGCTTTGTGGTGTGGATGTTCTTTTGAACCAACACCTTCTACACCGTGATGCTTACCATGATGCTTACCATGATCATCGTGGTGCGGATTCATTTTGCTATGAATTTGCATACCTTTTGAATCACCTGGAGCTGGATGTTCTTTAGAATGTATATCACCTACATGTTTTGCAGGAGCTGGATAATGCCATGATTTCTTACCAGCTTTTGGTGTTCCCATTCCTGTGAAACCACCAACTTGCTTATAACCTTTTGCGTCTTCTTCAATTGATTCGTCAAAACGTTTTGAAGATTTTTCTCTCGACAATAAAGAGTTACGCTTAGCTAATTCAGCTTTAATATGTGGTATATATTTGTGAATTTCGCCACCACCAGATAATCCCATATTAAAATGGTGCAAATATTGTAAATGTATAGTTGGTGCTTTAGAAATAATGCTCTTAGCGTGTGCGCTTGACTCTGCATCATCGATCTTATTGGCTAACTTGTCAGCTGCTCCGTAACTAAATGCTCTAGCCTCCGCCACACTATAGCTTTCCGCCACTTCTTCATGAATAGGATGACCTGTTAATTCATGATGAGCCTTAGCGTGCATTTTTGCTTTTTCCATATGGTGGTGAGCAGCATGATGATCACCATGAGCCATAGCTTCTGTATGCTTATTAATATGAGCATGGAAATTAATTTTGTGGTGTTCAGCAGCAGCTGCAGTTGCTGATGCGTTAGCAACATGATGTGCTAATTCGCTATGTGCTAATGGGTCACCCATTCTTTCTGATGATTCAGA